TCCCGGAGCCCCGGCCCCAAATCACGCGGGAGCAGAAGCGGGCCGCCAAGGCCGCCAAGGCGCAGCAGCCCGGCGGGGATGCCTGGAGTGAATCCGCCAACGAGTAGAACGCCCCCGAGAACCCCGGCGAGCCCTCCGACAACATCGCGGACTACCTGCCCCCCGCCGAGGCAGCGACCCCCGCGCCGGGCGAGGACTACACCATCGCCACCGCCGAGGGCGCAATCATCGCGGAAATCCACCACGGGGAAGTGACCGACGAGGCCCCCGAAGCCGAGGAGGCCCCCGAGGCCGACGAGCCCGCCGCCATCCGCTTCGACGTACCGGGCAAGAAGCGCGGCGCTCTGGCGCGGGCCATCGGCGAGGCACTCGAAACCGAGCCGGTGTACCTGAACCCGCCGACCTATAGCTACCAGATCGGGCCTGTCACCCTCGGGCGCAACGGCGAGCTCACCGGCGAGTACGACGAAAGCCTGCTGACGGCGCTTGCCGAGCAGGGTTTCACCCCCGCCGAGTAAGCGGCAACAAAACAGCAACGCGGCCCGGCACACACGCCGGGCCGCGCTCCACTTGCGGGTGTGGTTTAAGAGTAGAACGGCCACCTTCCCGGTGGCAAGTGCCGGTGCGAATCCGAGCCACCCGCTCCATTTATGCGGACGTAGTTTAACAGTAAAACGCCGTGCGTCCTGCACGGAGATGCCGGTGCGAATCCGAGCCGTCCGCTCTACTACTTCGTATTCATCATCCAGCGACCCGGAAACTTACTCAAAATTTTCATTTGCTAGTTCATCTAACAATTCTTTTCTTCGTGATAGCTTCTTGAAAAAGCTCATCTTCTGATCTTCTTTTTCGATTTCATCCTGAACTGCGAAGGCGATAACGGCATTTTTATAGGATGTCGTTAGCCAAGAGTTCTCCACCCTACATATGCGATTAAAATTTTTGCATACCCTCCGTGTAAACAATTTGTAGGGTTTCAACTTCAATTCGTTCAGCACTTCATCTTTATACGCAATCCAATCAGAAATAACCTGGACGGTAATAATCCTTCTTGCCCCAAGATCGACCATAGCACCTTCAAGATACCCTGCCAGTGCAGGATTTGTTCCCCAAAGGCGCAAGCGTTCTGAGTTGTCATGAACAATATATCTAAAGAGGGAAAAGGCAATTTGCGATTCGATTATTGCCTCAACCAGAGCATCAACATTGGCGCTATACGAGCACTCAGATGCAATCTTTTGGAGTATTACCGGCTCCGTTAAATATTTCAGTGCACAAATGTCGCAATACACTTCGTCAAACAAACAGGAATCCAAAGATAATTTTCGTTCTCTAGCAATAGCGAGAAGATCAGATTTCAATAAAGAGATTTCATCATCGTCTGGAATAATCCGTCTATCCGCGCCAAGATGAACTAATTCATGCACGAATGCAAATAACGCACCCAATTCAGATTTGTCGCAGTAACGGCTAGGTGTTTTTCGTTGTTTCTTCGATACCTTCAACAAATACTGGCATAGAGAGGCTTTCGCGGATAATGTTTCCGTTGCATTGCTGATTTCCGATTCGTACAGCAGTTTTGACGAAAACCCCACTATTTGCCCCTTTGGAAGAACAGTTCGCTCTAAGAGGTAAAAAACATCTGCGAATAGATCACAAAGATGCCAATCCCAAACGCAGTACTTTTTCTTTCCGCGTGTTGCGGTTTCAGGAATAAGGTTGTATGTATAGCATTCAACGAGTTCGACATCGGGGGCTATATCATCAAGGATATACTTGAACAATGAATCTATCACATGAATGGGTAACCGCTTGTTTAAAAACCTGTCACGCATCGAATCCATATTCATCCGGCCTTCTGTTCTGGCAATTCAATGCCACATATTTTTAGCGCATCTATTACAGGTAGCCCTTTTTTTCCGACGTGCAAAGTCAATTTTTCTCGCCCATCCTCAAATATCCGCAACACCTGTGGTGGCTTGTTTGAACCAAGCTGATAACCTAGCAAAAATCCCAACCCTCCCTTGCTGATATTACCGCAATACTGCAAGATTTGCTCGCTACTAATCCCATCTGCTTTCCTTACTTCGAACGGTTCTTCTTCAAAAACAAGATTGCAAATTTCAACGAGCTCTAGCTCGTTTTTGGGCACTTCGATTGTTAGCATAGTTAGTCCCTTTCCATAAATTACTTGTTTTTTCCCTAGTCGTATTGTAACAGAAAATGACCTAAATTGCAAGCCATTTCTGAAGAATCGTGTAAAAAGAAAAAGGAGGCCCTTATGAAAGTCACCAAAACCTACGAGCTCGTCCCCATCGCCAAGCTGGTGCCCTATGCCCGCAACGCCCGCGAACACAACGCCAAGCAAGTGGCGCAAATCCGGGCCAGCTTCCGGGAGTTTGGCACCCTCAACCCCTGCCTCGTGGACGAGGACTACACGCTGATCGCCGGGCACGGGCGGCTGCTGGCGGCCCAGGAGGAGGGGCTCGCCGAACTGCCCTGTGTGGTCGTGCGCGGCCTGACCGACGCGCAGAAGAAAGCCTACCGCCTGGCCGACAACAAAATCGCCGAAAATTCCGATTGGGAGGCCGGGATGCTGGGCCTGGAAATCGCCGACCTGCAAGGGCTCGGCGTCGATCCCGCGCTCATGGGCTTCGAGCCCGCCGAGCTCGCCGACCTGTTCCCGCCCGAGCACGACGAGGATCAATACGGCGAGGACTTCACGCTGGAGGACGGCGACAAGAAGCCCTTCCAGCAGATCAGCCTCACGCTGCACGACCGACAGGCCGAGCTCCTGCTCGCGGCCATCGCCCACGTTTACGCCTGCGACGAGGTGCATGAAACCTTCGAGAACGAGAACAAAAACGGGAACGGAATCTATGAGGTGGTGAGACAATGGGCCGCGCAAAAGAACTTACTCTCCGCGTGATCCCCGCCGCCGTCGCGGTGCCTTTCGTCAAACGGCACCACTACAGCGGCAAGGTGGTCAATAACAGCGTCCTGCACTTCGGCGTATTCCTGGACGGCAAATTGCACGGGGTTATGTCTTACGGGCCGAGCTTGGTCAAGGCCCACATGCTCGGCCTTGTGGCGGGCACCGGCTGGAACGAATACCTGGAGCTTAACCGCATGGCCTTTGATTCCTGCCTCCCACGCAATTCCGAGAGCCGGGCCATTTCGCAGAGCATCCGGCTCTTGAAAAAACACGCGCCCCACGTCAAGTGGATCATCAGCTTCGCCGACGCCTGCTCCTGCGGGGACGGCGCGATCTACCGGGCCAGCAATTTTGTGCTAACCGGCATCAAGCCCAACGAGGGCCTGTTCCTGCTGCCGGACGGCTCCGTGATCCACAAGCTGACCCTGGAATCCCAGCCGAAGCTGCCTCGCCCGGAGCTCGGCGGGCGCTCGTTTTTCGACGTGACGGACGGCAAGTTTTCCATGAAAAAATATGTGGAGGCTGCGGGGGCCACGCTGCTCCCCGGCTGGCAACTGCGCTACATTTACTTCATCGACAAGACCGCCAGGGAGCGGCTCACCGTCCCGGAGATTCCGTTCTCGCGCATCGACGAGCTCGGCGCGGGGATGTATCGGGGCGAAAAAATAACCGTGGCCGAGCGCCGCGACGGAAAGGGGGCGGGCTGATGGGCCGCGCTATGGATATTTCTTTGCGGGTGATCCCCGCGAAAGTGGCGACGCCGTTCATGAAGGCGAATCATTACAGCGGCAAGGTTGTGAACAATTCAACCCTGCACTTCGGCGTATTCCTGGATGGACGGCTCCATGGCGTCATGAGCTACGGGCCGAGCCTCGACAAATCAAAAATCATCGGCCTGGTGGCGGGCACCGGCTGGAATGAATTTCTGGAGCTCAACCGCATGGCCTTTGACAGCGTCCTCCCCCGCAACAGCGAGAGCCGCGCCATTGCCCTGAGCATCAAGCTCATAAAAAAACACGCGCCCCAGGTAAAGTGGGTGATCAGCTTCGCCGACGCCTGCTCCTGCGGCGACGGCACGATCTATCGTGCCGCAAATTTTGTGCTCACCGGCATCAAGGAAAACCTGAACCTGTGCGAACTGCCGGACGGCACCCGCGTCCACAAAATGACCCTGGCCAGCAACCCGACGAGCCCGCGCCGGGAGCTCGGCGGGCGCACTTTCTTCGACGTGACCGGGGGCAAGTACAATTTCACGGACTACGTCAAGGCGGCGGGCGGCACCATTTTGCCGGGGTTCCAGCTGCGCTATATGTACTTCATTGACCCCAAGGCGCGGGCGCGGCTGACAGTGCCCATTATCCCGTTTTCGCGCATTGACGAGATGGGGGCCGGGATGTACCGAGGCGAGAAGGTAACAAGGGCCGAGCGGCATGTGGGCCGGGAGGACGGTTAAAATATTTTTCGTGTGAGGCTTGCTTTTTGGGGTGTGGTTTGGTAA